TTGTTTTATTCTTATTAATAAGTTCCTTCTTTTAATGCAAATAATAATTTTTGCCTATCAGTTGAATTTATATCTGTACTTTCTTCTACATCCCTAGTTACTCTTAAAACATCATCTGTGCAATTTTTATCTAAATCAACTAATAAATCCATGAAGTATGACATTGTCTTTTTGCCTTTAGTTTTATTTGTTGAAAACGGAGATTGATATTCTTCTATTTCATTTTCTTTTTTACTTTCATAAACAATTGGCTTAGATACTTCATTAATTTTTACATCGCTACCTATTTCCATCATTTTATTATAAATAGCTTTTATCATGTATTTTTCCGAAAGACCACTATTTTTTTGCTTGCCAACTTTTCTATGATGAATAACTCTGCAACTTGTAGAACAGAACTTACTTGTTAATCTTTTAGATTCATATTCTTTTTTGCAACTTTCATTTAAACATTTATTCATTGATAACTTTGTTTATGCAAATGTAACGTAAATGTAACGTAAACACCAAATGTATTTTTATTTTCTTTTCAGACCACCATTTTACCATCAAATACAATTCACTAAATCGGAAAACAACCCCAAACACTAAACAAAGCCCAATAACAAACAAACAAACAATGCAGCTCCAGATCCAAATCCAAAAGTCAAATAGTACTGTTGTTTTTACCGATTACCGATTACCCTTTATATTATATGTTTTACCCTTTAAATGGGCTGTAATGGCTTTAATGGTGGCTATTTGAATAGATAAAAGTAGTTGCAGCCTTAACCTTTTGCCATCAGTAGTTTAACTATTTAATGTTTGCATGGATAAATAAAAGTAAAAGCAAGGGTACACAGTAAGAGAAACGGAAAACCAACGAGCCAACCAACTCAAATAAACGTGGGGGTGTCCTGAATCTGTGTGAGTGAATGTATATTGTTTCTATTAGGTATTATTTTTGTTTTAAGGTGTACACGTAACGTGAACAGATTTATTTTGTGAACAAAGGCTTGATTAGTTTACTATCTTTGGATTGCATTTTTTTAGTTAAGGGTTTTTATTTCTCATTTTAGTTTAGTTACCTCCTGCATTTTTATGTGGGAGGTTTTTTATTTTTTAAGGTGATTTTAATTGTGAGATTGTTTTGAGTAGTATAGTTTTGTGTTTCTAAAACGATAAGCCATGTACAAATTAATTTTTTTACTATCTTTTTTAGTAGTTATTATTTGTTGGGTTTTAGAGCCATTGATTTCTTTTATTGGTAGTTGCATTGGGCTACTTATTACAAGTATAAGTTTTTTATCAGTAGGTAAAATTGAAGGTGAAATATCAGATTACTAAACTCTTTTTTTCATAGGTAAACAACAGTTAGTACGGAGGGTTGTTTTTACTCCCCTCCCTTTTTAAAACACAAAAATCATGGATGAACAAAACATAGACGTTGAATGGTTAAAGCAAAGAGATGTTCATTTCAATATCATAAAAAAGCATATAAACTTATGTGAGAGCATAGAAGAATTAAATCTAATGCTATCTGTTATTGAAATACATTATGATACATTTAAAAGCCCAACTCTCGAAGAACAATTATTAAAACACTACTGCAATAAGCAGAACGAAATAGTAACTAAAAACTAAACATAAAATGTACATTAAACAAGTATCTTATTCTCTTTCAGTAGAAACAGTACACAAAAAAACATTTCTAAAAAAATGGGAAAAAATATCAGTAGATGTTTCCATAGATAGTGATGAAAGTGCTAATAAAGCCTATGACTTAGCAAAACAATTTGCACAAGAAAAACTACAGGAATCAATAGTAGCACAAGACCTAATAGACTATGATGAAATACCAACTATTCAAAACAGAGATAGATAACTAAAACAAATCAATAATACTACTATATTTGCAATAACAAATAGAGATAAGAGACTATTTGCAAATCAAAAAACATTTAACGCTTCGTAGCGTAGTTGGTCGAACTTAGGTAATGCTTCGTTCTCTCTTATCCAACTGCGTTACGAAGTTATTTTTTTTATGACAGACTTTACAAAAACACTTATCAGATGCTCCGCATTAGGAAACATTATGACAAATCCTAAAGGTAAAACTCCTTTAGAAAAGTACAACGATGCAGTAGAAGAACTTTTAGTTAAGCAAAAAGAGTACAATGATATGCCTAACAAAGAGTTAAAATCTGCAAAAAACAAGCTAGAAAGAGTTAATTATTATCAAGGATTAGTAGACCAACTATTCCTAAGTAAAGATGATGTAGTCCTTTCAGATACTTGTAAATCCTACTTAATTCAATCGTATGTACTTTCTAAGTATGGCAGAATAAGAGAAGTAACTACAAAGCAAATGATAAAGGGTACAATATCAGAAGAAGAAAGTATTGAATTGTTTTCTATACTTGAAAAAGTACCTTATAACAAAAACACAGAACGAATTTCAAACGAATACATTTGTGGGACACCTGATTTATATAATGGTACAACATTATTCGATAGTACCGAGATAATAGACATCAAAAGCAGTTGGGATATATTCACTTTCCTAAATAATGTAGATGAACCATACAATGATAACTACTATTGGCAATTACAAGGCTATATGGCTTTAACAGGAGCTAAAATAGGCACAATAGCTTACTGTTTAGTAGATACACCTGACAGCTTAATAGAAGGTGAAAAATACGCATTACTTAGAAAATTAGATGTAGTATCAGAAGAATCCCCAGAGTTTAAAAAAGAACTTAAAAAACTATTAGCAAACAGAAAATTTGGTGATATTCCATTACAAGATAGATTACTAACATATAGTATTGAAAGAAACGATGCTGATATAGAAAAAATCTATCAAAAAGTAGAAAAATGTAGGGAATATCTGTTTGAATTTGAAGAAAAACACTTGTGTTTTAGTAAAAATTATCGGAAAAAGCTAAATTTAGTAGCATAAATATATGTACTATACATCTATTTTTATACATTTGGTACTTAACCAAAGATATTTTTTATGGCAAAACGTTTCCAAACCTATTTCGGAGTACCAATTCCTCCGCAAAGAAGAAAAAAATTAGGAGCAGGAACAACTACAATCAGATTTGTAGTTACAGGTAATATTCCTGCAAAAAAAAATCAACAACAAGCAGTTGCAATTAGAAAGCCAGCAAGAGATTGGGCTAACAAACAGTCTAAACTAAGGCAACCAACTTGGGCAGATGTTCACAAAGCAATCAGTATGTGTTCTTCAAAAATGAGAGGAAATGCAAAGTACCATGAGTTTGTAAAATACAACAAGCCGAAACTAATCAGTCAAATGCAAGTATGGTCAGAAAGGTTATCTGCTAAAGGATTGACTTTTCCTTTACCATCAGCTACTTTTTCAGTAAGATTTTGTTGGAAAGACAGGTATATTCGTGATACTATCAATGCTGAACAATCAATTCTTGATTTATTGGTTGAGTCTGGGGTTATCATGGATGATAATTATTTCAGACTTAACCCACGATATTCCGAAAGTGAGTGCCATTTAGATGAAGTAATATACAACATAGCATTTATCAGTTTATCCTTTAAGTTATAATTTGCAACATTGTTGCATTTATGTATAGTACATCTGCTTTAGTTAAAATCAACTATATATGCAACTGTGATGCAAATATTGGTTTTAATTATTGCAACAATTTTATATTTTAAAACACAAATTAAATTTTATATTTTACATGTAAAATATAAAATTTAATTTGTGTTTTAAAATATAAAATTGTTGCAATAATTAAAACCAATATTTGCATCACAGTTGCATATATAGTTGATTTTAACTAAAGCAGATGTACTATACATAAATGCAACAATGTTGCAAATTATAACTTAAAGGATAAACTGATAAATGCTATGTTGTATATTACTTCATCTAAATGGCACTCACTTTCGGAATATCGTGGGTTAAGTCTGAAATAATTATCATCCATGATAACCCCAGACTCAACCAATAAATCAAGAATTGATTGTTCAGCATTGATAGTATCACGAATATACCTGTCTTTCCAACAAAATCTTACTGAAAAAGTAGCTGATGGTAAAGGAAAAGTCAATCCTTTAGCAGATAACCTTTCTGACCATACTTGCATTTGACTGATTAGTTTCGGCTTGTTGTATTTTACAAACTCATGGTACTTTGCATTTCCTCTCATTTTTGAAGAACACATACTGATTGCTTTGTGAACATCTGCCCAAGTTGGTTGCCTTAGTTTAGACTGTTTGTTAGCCCAATCTCTTGCTGGCTTTCTAATTGCAACTGCTTGTTGTTGATTTTTTTTTGCAGGAATATTACCTGTAACTACAAATCTGATTGTAGTTGTTCCTGCTCCTAATTTTTTTCTTCTTTGCGGAGGAATTGGTACTCCGAAATAGGTTTGGAAACGTTTTGCCATAAAAAATATCTTTGGTTAAGTACCAAATGTATAAAAATAGATGTATAGTACATATATTTATGCTACTAAATTTAGCTTTTTCCGATAATTTTTACTAAAACACAAGTGTTTTTCTTCAAATTCAAACAGATATTCCCTACATTTTTCTACTTTTTGATAGATTTTTTCTATATCAGCATCGTTTCTTTCAATACTATATGTTAGTAATCTATCTTGTAATGGAATATCACCAAATTTTCTGTTTGCTAATAGTTTTTTAAGTTCTTTTTTAAACTCTGGGGATTCTTCTGATACTACATCTAATTTTCTAAGTAATGCGTATTTTTCACCTTCTATTAAGCTGTCAGGTGTATCTACTAAACAGTAAGCTATTGTGCCTATTTTAGCTCCTGTTAAAGCCATATAGCCTTGTAATTGCCAATAGTAGTTATCATTGTATGGTTCATCTACATTATTTAGGAAAGTGAATATATCCCAACTGCTTTTGATGTCTATTATCTCGGTACTATCGAATAATGTTGTACCATTATATAAATCAGGTGTCCCACAAATGTATTCGTTTGAAATTCGTTCTGTGTTTTTGTTATAAGGTACTTTTTCAAGTATAGAAAACAATTCAATACTTTCTTCTTCTGATATTGTACCCTTTATCATTTGCTTTGTAGTTACTTCTCTTATTCTGCCATACTTAGAAAGTACATACGATTGAATTAAGTAGGATTTACAAGTATCTGAAAGGACTACATCATCTTTACTTAGGAATAGTTGGTCTACTAATCCTTGATAATAATTAACTCTTTCTAGCTTGTTTTTTGCAGATTTTAACTCTTTGTTAGGCATATCATTGTACTCTTTTTGCTTAACTAAAAGTTCTTCTACTGCATCGTTGTACTTTTCTAAAGGAGTTTTACCTTTAGGATTTGTCATAATGTTTCCTAATGCGGAGCATCTGATAAGTGTTTTTGTAAAGTCTGTCATAAAAAAAATAACTTCGTAACGCAGTTGGATAAGAGAGAACGAAGCATTACCTAAGTTCGACCAACTACGCTACGAAGCGTTAAATGTTTTTTGATTTGCAAATAGTCTCTTATCTCTATTTGTTATTGCAAATATAGTAGTATTATTGATTTGTTTTAGTTATCTATCTCTGTTTTGAATAGTTGGTATTTCATCATAGTCTATTAGGTCTTGTGCTACTATTGATTCCTGTAGTTTTTCTTGTGCAAATTGTTTTGCTAAGTCATAGGCTTTATTAGCACTTTCATCACTATCTATGGAAACATCTACTGATATTTTTTCCCATTTTTTTAGAAATGTTTTTTTGTGTACTGTTTCTACTGAAAGAGAATAAGATACTTGTTTAATGTACATTTTATGTTTAGTTTTTAGTTACTATTTCGTTCTGCTTATTGCAGTAGTGTTTTAATAATTGTTCTTCGAGAGTTGGGCTTTTAAATGTATCATAATGTATTTCAATAACAGATAGCATTAGATTTAATTCTTCTATGCTCTCACATAAGTTTATATGCTTTTTTATGATATTGAAATGAACATCTCTTTGCTTTAACCATTCAACGTCTATGTTTTGTTCATCCATGATTTTTGTGTTTTAAAAAGGGAGGGGAGTAAAAACAACCCTCCGTACTAACTGTTGTTTACCTATGAAAAAAAGAGTTTAGTAATCTGATATTTCACCTTCAATTTTACCTACTGATAAAAAACTTATACTTGTAATAAGTAGCCCAATGCAACTACCAATAAAAGAAATCAATGGCTCTAAAACCCAACAAATAATAACTACTAAAAAAGATAGTAAAAAAATTAATTTGTACATGGCTTATCGTTTTAGAAACACAAAACTATACTACTCAAAACAATCTCACAATTAAAATCACCTTAAAAAATAAAAAACCTCCCACATAAAAATGCAGGAGGTAACTAAACTAAAATGAGAAATAAAAACCCTTAACTAAAAAAATGCAATCCAAAGATAGTAAACTAATCAAGCCTTTGTTCACAAAATAAATCTGTTCACGTTACGTGTACACCTTAAAACAAAAATAATACCTAATAGAAACAATATACATTCACTCACACAGATTCAGGACACCCCCACGTTTATTTGAGTTGGTTGGCTCGTTGGTTTTCCGTTTCTCTTACTGTGTACCCTTGCTTTTACTTTTATTTATCCATGCAAACATTAAATAGTTAAACTACTGATGGCAAAAGGTTAAGGCTGCAACTACTTTTATCTATTCAAATAGCCACCATTAAAGCCATTACAGCCCATTTAAAGGGTAAAACATATAATATAAAGGGTAATCGGTAATCGGTAAAAACAACAGTACTATTTGACTTTTGGATTTGGATCTGGAGCTGCATTGTTTGTTTGTTTGTTATTGGGCTTTGTTTAGTGTTTGGGGTTGTTTTCCGATTTAGTGAATTGTATTTGATGGTAAAATGGTGGTCTGAAAAGAAAATAAAAATACATTTGGTGTTTACGTTACATTTACGTTACATTTGCATAAACAAAGTTATCAATGAATAAATGTTTAAATGAAAGTTGCAAAAAAGAATATGAATCTAAAAGATTAACAAGTAAGTTCTGTTCTACAAGTTGCAGAGTTATTCATCATAGAAAAGTTGGCAAGCAAAAAAATAGTGGTCTTTCGGAAAAATACATGATAAAAGCTATTTATAATAAAATGATGGAAATAGGTAGCGATGTAAAAATTAATGAAGTATCTAAGCCAATTGTTTATGAAAGTAAAAAAGAAAATGAAATAGAAGAATATCAATCTCCGTTTTCAACAAATAAAACTAAAGGCAAAAAGACAATGTCATACTTCATGGATTTATTAGTTGATTTAGATAAAAATTGCACAGATGATGTTTTAAGAGTAACTAGGGATGTAGAAGAAAGTACAGATATAAATTCAACTGATAGGCAAAAATTATTATTTGCATTAAAAGAAGGAACTTATTAATAAGAATAAAACAA